AGCTCTGTTGGCTGCTGTAAAACCAGCTCTGTTTACAAGTTTAATATCGCCTTCAGGATGAGCTAGTACGTATCCTTCGCCGCCTTCAATGTCGCCAATGTTTGCTTTTACATCAGCATCATGTGAATCCAGTTGTTTAATAATATTATTTTTAACTTCTCTAATCTTATTCATTACTTCCCACATAGCGTCAAATCCCTGTTGATTCTGTGCAATATAATCTACTATCCTTTGTTGCATAGGCTTGCTGACTTTACTTGCCGCTAGCCAACTGGTGAAATCTTTGCCTAAATTTTCTAAACCTGTGTCAACTTTTGAGTTTGTATATGTGTAAAATATCTGCGGTAAACCTTTTAATTTTAAACCTGTAAGTGTTTCTGTATTTAAAAATTTATCTATTGCTGTCGCATCTTTGTTTATAATAGTTCTTAGTTCTTTAATGTTGTCATCTTCTACTTGAGGCGCTCGTTCTACTGTAACAGGAGGTACAACAAAAACTTCATTGCCTTCAAATATATCTGCAATGCCTGGTGGTAATGGTTTCTCATTGCCTTCTTCATCAACCAATCTATGTATCACTACACCTGTTTTGCTTTGTGCAATACGCTGTCCAATTGGACTGTTGGTATCTACTCTGTAGGTAACAATATTTGGTGTAAACACAAATTTATTATCTTCAACAGGCGGTGTGTTATAGTATAATAAGTCACCTTTAAAATAGCCTACAAAATCTTTTGGAACTGCTTTTTCATATTCATCATAGATGTCTGCCATATTACCTACGAAGACTTTGTAGTTTGCGGCTTTGTCTGGATCTGGATTGTTTGCACCGGGGCGGGCCATAAGCATTTGCTGTAGAGCTTTCGCACTCTTTGCTCTTCCATCGTATCCTTTTGCTCCAAATCCTGATTTGTCTGTGAGTACAAACTCTCCATCTGCATTGCGGCCAAAAATGATTGCGGGAGATCCATCCCATTTGATCGTGACATCTGTATGTCCTCCTTGCTCAAGATTTTTCAAACTTTGTACGACACGAACAGCACCAGCCGAACCATCAAATATAACAAAATCTTCTGCGTGTTGAATACGAGCATCTGCTTCAAATAATTTAGATTCATTAACTGGTTTGGCTGCTTTAGGTTTCATACTCGGATCCCATTGTCCCGGGATACCTATGTCCTGGCCATGTTTATCTCTTATAGTAAAATCATTGCCTATGCTTACAGGAGGCTTTATGTCTCCTGCTCTTACTGCTGTTGCAAGCCATCTATTAGCAAGTTTTAATTCTCTATACCACATCTCATGTGTCATACCAGCATGTAATTCATAACCTGCACCCATAGGAAATTGTTGCTTGATAAGTTTTGCATACAAAGCATCGCCTTCTAAATTTTCTTCTTTGATTTTAAATTCGTAAAATCTCATAGCATTCTCACGCTGTTTAGGCTTAGTCCAGCCAGCTCTTTGATGCGAGTAAGTTCTGCACTTTCAGGAAGGCCCTTGCCAACCTTTTCCATGTTTTCTAACCATGGAGCAATTAGTTCTTCAAAGTTAGGATCACTTCTTACGTATGCAATCATGCTTTCAACTGTATGAGTGTCTGCTTCTCTTGCTCCTGGTCCAAGTAATACCTCTGCAATTTCATCCCAGTCATCTGCTACCACAGCATCCCCATTGTTAGGATCAACTACGCCTTTGGTTGGACTAAATTTATAACCTCTACCTCTTGCAAGACTCGAAAGTAGAACAGCTCTATCAGCACCTGTGTAGTGTTCTGTGCCTCCGCGCTTGGCTCCACGTTGTAGATTAGGATTGTCTGTTAGCATAAAGTCTGTTTGCACAAATCCATTGTTGGCATCACCTCTTATTGGTGTGCGAAAATGTATTTGCAGTCCTGCATTAGCAACCCAACCTTGAGTGAATGTTCTGCCCTTGTTCATAATTTCTAAATCAGGTATGCCCTGTTGTTGGCACCAATTAGATAGTTTTGCAATTATTTCTTCTTTTGGTAATTTTCTAATATCAACATTAAGATCAATGTCGCCCGAACTGTTTTCTTCAAACGTACCGTCTGGCTTGTTTTTCTTGCCTGTAGTTCCAAGCATATCTTCATCAACAAATTTAAAACCAAACGTACTATTCAACCAATCCACTGTTGGCTTTACATCAGCAGTTGCAATCCTTTGTGTGATAGGACCTTTTTCTGTTTTGAATACGTTGCCGCCTTCTTTAAGAATCATCGTCTTGCCTCTGCTTGTTTTCTATAATCTTTTCTATTCCACGTTTGAATTTGCGTGGGTCTCCGCTTTTAATACTATTAAGAAAGCGTCTTTCTAACTCACCAGCAGTGACAGAATCATAGGATTTATTAATTGTATTGATAAGATTTATACTGCTATTAATAATATTATTAGCAGTTGTTTCAATTAATCGATCATTGTCCTTGTTTAATCCAAGGTTATTTAATTCTTCTAAGATACTACGAGTGTGTTTTTTCATTGCACTTTCCTATACAATGTATTTATTGTATCTAAAATAAATATAGTAATAGAACGGAGGGCAAAAATGGAAATATCCAAACTTAATTTCAAAGAAAGATCCTTATTATTTGCTAATTTGGCACAGATTGCTTATTGTAACGAAAGAGATGCAAAAAGTCAAGCGAAAAATTACTCATTTAACACAGTAGAATTTTATGATAAAAACGGAGCTCAAGCATACCGCTTTATGAACAAACATGATTTGGTAATTGCTTGCCGTGGTACTCAGCCCTCAGAATTCAACGATATCAAAGCAGACCTACGAGCTGTGCCCGTGATGGCAGAAACAATTGGTAGAGTACACAAAGGTTTTAAAGCAGAAGTAGACGAACTTTGGCCAATGATACTTGAAGACATTTCTCGTGCTGCAAATGCTAATAAAAAGATTTGGTTTTGTGGACACAGTTTAGGTGCAGCAATGGCTACTATAATGGCAAGTCGCTGTCACCTATACAAAGGTATTCCCCCTGTTCAAGAACTTTACACATATGGCTCACCAAGAGTTGGATGGCGCAATTATGTAAAATCATTAGAAGTCAAACATCATCGTTGGGTAAACAACAACGACATTGTAACTCGTGTGCCAATGAGGATAATGGGTTATGTGCATCACGGCGAAGAACACTATCTAAACGCATATGGTAATGTACGTTCCCCGTCAGGCTGGCAACTTTTCAAAGATCGTATGCGCGGTATGTGGATGGGCATCAAAAAAGGTTCAATTGATAATTTTTCAGATCACTCAATGGTAAACTACTGTAACTATCTTGAGATGTATGCTTCAGGAAAAGAGAACAGTCAAAAATAAATAGGGTGCCCGTCGAAGCACCCTATAGTTTACATTCCTATCTGATTAGGAACAATGATATAGTGAATAGCAAGTACCACTCCAACTGATGCGCCTAAGCCAATCATCATCTTAAAGAAGTCTTTGCCTATAAGTGGAAATACTGTACGAAACTTTTCCTTGCCTGTTATAGTAGCCATAGCAAGTTCACGTCCACACAGTAGACCTACGAACACCCAAGTTGTACTCATCGGTATGTCATTTAGTTCTTTGAAGAACCAAAGGATTAGCCAATACACAGCATCAATAATAGTTGCTGACCTTACGTATCTTGTGTTGTGTTTTTCCAATACAATCTTTTGTATCTTACCTCCACCTTCACGGAACATAAATCCTAAGCCAACAACAAAAACTATGCTGACAAGAATCATTAGGTCCCAAGGTATCTGTCTTGGTAGGAACACAGCGATGTTGGCCATGTCATGACTCAACCAAGTGAACCATAGGAAGCCTGTGGTTACCCACTGTCCTATTCGCCACCAACGTTTGTGTTCTTCCTTAACAGGTTTTGCTTCATCAAGTATCTTGCTTACTACTATCCAAATAGCATAAGCCGCCACTGCCGCGACTGCGTATCCCATCATTGATTTCATGAGCATTTTTTCTAATACAAATGTAGAAGCAAAGGCACTTAATACTAAAAAAGACGTACTAACTGGTACGCCTATCCTTGTAAGTATTAATAGCAAGGCCGGAGCCATTGCGTGATACCATTGTATTTCTTGGAATGGAATTTTGTTAAGTCTGCCGTAACTGATGTCACCACCATTCACATACCAGCCATACCAAAGCGTATATAACAAAACAGCCGAAGCCGCTCCCCACATAACTTTCCAATTGAATCTCTCATTGTTTGATGCTATCCATGTACCGAGAGTTTGTACACTATCATTTGCGATAACTGCGTATCCTGCGAACAAGAAACCTACAGCCATCCATAGGGTGAGTGCGTCCATTTTTTATCTCCTCTGCTTGCCGCTTTTACCACGGCGCTCACTTCGAAGAGCAAGCTCGACGTTGCTTGCCATTCAATGGTACTTATCTATCTCATCTTCTTTTCACGCCCTAATGGCAATTTTTGTGTCTTTTCGTAGACTCCGCCTTTCTTG